ATGATTGCTAGGGAACATAACTGGCCCCATAGCGGGATTAGGTATTCCGCACTCAGGAACCCAGTTATTAGCATAGTCTGCTAACCAAGCCCTGGAACCAGAAGCTCCGTATGTGTTACTGGCGTTATGAGCTACAACTTGATCATAGTTAGGTAGTAAGTACTTATCAGACTGAACATTAGTTTGTTGTACGTTACCAAATACAACATCGTTGCCGCTTACTGTAAGTACTTGTCCAGCATTACCCCTAGCTAATCTAACAGTGCCATTACCATCATGTGTAAGTATATCACCTTGCGTAGTTAGTGGGTTAGACCCTGCGGCCATGACATTCCAATGTGCTGAGTTAGCATTAGTAGGCGCACCAGCTGCCGTGCCTGTCTTTGCCGCAGCATTTACGTAAACCCAAGAGGAACTTGCGTAGCTAACAACATCATCTTTTTCATAAGTTGTACCTGTGGCAAACGCCCCTTTCCAAGTAAACTTAATTTTTCCTACATCTATTGTTGCCATAACTTCACCCTAACTCGTTGTTAATATTAGATGCCCGCTAGTGTTTATACTTACCTGCATATCCCCAGGTACAAACAGAGTTGCTGGGTAATCTGAATCTACATAATTATCTGTGCTGCCAGAAGCTGTGTAATCAATTTTTAAGTCGTCACCGTCTACGTAAAACCCATAGTATTCTATACGCTGCCCACCGCCGCCTTGAGTCTGTGTGAACAGATCATTTATAAGAGCTGCTACAACTCGCATCTCTACTCTATCACCAGTACTAAACGCTCTAGCTGTAGTGCCATCTTGCGCCCGCACAATAGTCAAAGCATCAGCAGACCTATTAGTACATTTTACAATCTCTGTGTTTAACGCTGTGTCAATAAGTGTAATGTAAAAGTAATCTGTGCCAGAGCTTGTCACAGCTGGAAATAACGCTCCCTCGCCTGAGGTAAGGTTTATAGTAGTATCTGTAGTGTTTATACCACCTGTCAACGTGCTCTTAGAACTATTTGAAGCTACAGCTACCATTAGCTATTTACCTCCAACGGGGCGTCAGTAGCCACTTTAGTAGTGCCCGTACCATCTAATTCTGTCACAGTCATAGTAGCTACACCACCAAAAGGTAAATACATGTTATGGTTTGATGATATAGTAAAATGTATACAATACCTTACAAAATCTGTTGTACTTGGTGTATCATAGGTAGCAAACCCACCTGTGTGAACATGAGCAGCGCTGTTCCAAGAAGCTATAGCATCAGCTTCGTCATTGCTTGTACCATCGCCCCCGCGTCTAATATGCCCAACATTTTTTGTAGTCGCTGATGCTGTTGTACCCGCTGTAGTAGTAGCCGTACTTCTTCCAATCGTAGCGTAACTATAACCTGAACTACTATAAAAAGTTCCTGATACTTCTATAAGGAATACGCTTTCATCAGACATAGGCTTAAGAATTACTGCTAAAATATTATGTGTTCCGTTATTTACAGGGGTTAGCGAAAACTCATTTGTTGTAAACCCTGCGGTAGTCCACGTTTGGCCAGTTGTAGGAAACTTACCATTATTATTACCAGCTTCCCCTGAAGCACTGGCTGAAGCGCACACTACATATTTATTTAATATAGGTGAGTTAAGTGGTAGCCATTCACTATTCTGAGCGTAAAACTCTGGTCTAGCTCCTCCGTAATGATCGGTGTTATATCGTATGTGGCCTGTTTGAGGTGACACTGGCCTTTGAGCTGTAGTACCTTTCGGAAGACTAAAAAACCCAGTGTTAGTGTTATTTTGGCTAGAAAAATCAGTAACATCTAAGGCTGAAAATCCTGCAGCGCCACTTGTGCTTGTCAGTACTTGCCCGTTAGCAGCAGCCTGACTAGGAAGTATTTCATCTAGATCAGATAATATAATAAGCCCGCCAGCTGTAACTCGTAGCTCAACTCTGTCATTGGTGCTAAAAGCTCTAGCCGTAGTTCCTTCTTGTGCTCTAACAATAGTTAATGTGTCAGTACTTCTAGCAGTTACTTTTACTATCTCTAAATTATTTGATGTATCCAGCAGTGTGGCAAAGAAATATTGACTACCTGTAAGCGTAGGAAACCTAGCTCCGTTACCTGCAGTTAATACAATAGAGGTAGCAGTAGTAGCGTAGGCTTGTGACAACGTACCATAAGCATTGTTAGCAAACTGTATATCGTGATAATTTGTCATACTAAATTCCCGTTCCAATGTGCGGTAGTATCAAGACCACCTGGAATATCAAACCCAAAAGACCCATAGGGGTACACGTATTCCTCCACAACCATTACAGTACTACTACCAGGTTGATATTGAAGAGATGCCGTGCCAGTGTTAGTTTCTCTATAAAGCTGTAGTCTAAACCTTATTTTATCAGTTACCCCAGGTCTAAAATATTGTACCCCCATAATACCATTATGTACGTGAGCGTTAAGATGCCACAGTCCCGCAAGATAATTATTGTCGTCTGAAGCACCGCCTACGTTATCGCCATCATTGTGGGTGACGTAATCTCCAGTCGATCCGTTTTCAGTGAAAGGCTGCTGGGTAACGCCAAAAACTGTATCAGTACTATCGGTGTCAGGCCATGTGCCAGGAGTAACCTGCCCTCTAGAAAACCCAAATACTTCGGCAGCACTCGAAAGTGGTGTAGTACTGTTAACACTAGAGTTAAACTCAGGCTGCTTGAACCTGTCTATATGCATATGCCGACCCACTAAAAACACTGCTTTAGCTGCGCTATTATCTAAAGGATTTTTATATGTTCTGCTATTATTTGGCTGTGGATCAGCGTCAATGTAATCACAATAAAACCCTAATCCTGCATAACTTGCACCCTGGTAAGCGGTGCTATAAAGTTTAATGGTAAACACAGAATTTACACTTAATGGTTTAACAGTTATACCAAAATGACCGCCAGCAGCTGTTGGGTAATCACCATTTGTTTCATTTGTCGCGTAGTTAAAATAATATTGTGTACTAGAAATCCGCCCCGAACCTGAATGATTATGTCCTGTGGCTACATATACATTTGCAATTTGCCCTGACACGGGCATATAAGCGTCTTCTTTTGTATTAGTTACAGTCTGGCTATTCATAGTTCTAGCTGCAGGTGCTGTAGCTTCTCTCTTATAATAAACACCATCGAATCTAGAAGCGCTGTACTCTTCTCCGAGTTGAGTAACCCTAGAGTTATAGAATTGTATCCTAACTCCGTTGGGGATAGTTATATTATTATTTAGTGTTAATGTGACATTCCCAGATGGTGGCCCCGCAGTCTTCTGGCATCCTGTTACATGTGTCCCTGGTGGTACATTTACCAAGCTAGCATCTACTGCAGGGGGAAACACAAATTTACCAATGTAATCTTCAGCTGACTCAGAACCATCAAAAGTAAGAAAGCTACCTGGGCCACCGCCCCTTGGGTTCATGTTAAGTAAGCGTCTTACATTATTAATAATCAGTGTTTGACTCGCACTAACAGCCCCGATTACTTCAGCTGTGGCCCATTCTCCGTACGCACCATACTCATCATTATTATCAGATACGTTAGCTAGATACACTAACGAACCTTCTTGTATAGCTATATCATGACCTTCAGCATTTCCGTACTTGTCAGCAATATCGGTTGACATTGCATAACCACCGCTAGCATTTACACTAGTAGAAGCGTTTAGATATCTGGCAAATGTAGTCCCACGCATGTGTGATAAATCATAGTGCCCTCGCACAGGAATACTTAAAAACCCAGTACTAGTGTTGTTATCGTCAGATATATCGGCTGGGTTAAGGGCTGTGTAAGTAGCATTTGTGCCATCGGATTTTATTGCGAATTTAATATCCCGATCACGCCCTCCCACGCTGGATGGTAAACCTCCTGTAGTAACTACACCGTTAGGCCCTATGTACTTTGTAGCAGTAAACGAGGGTGTAGTAGATCTAAATTCAAATCTATCAGGCTGTGTAGGAACATCGGGTAGTACGTTTTCTAGATCAAACAAATCGTTGACAGCGTTAGCTGTAGTTCGTAACTCTACAGAATCTCCAGCTGAAAATGTATTATTGAGGTTTCTAGCAGACCCATTTGCTTGCTTAACAGTAAGCGTATCCGCAATCCTATCAGTAACCCGCATAATTTCTGTGTTAGTACTAAGCGCTGAAGAAGTAACTGTGATATAAAAATATTCACCATTTGTTACAGTGGGGAACTTTGACCCCTCACCACCTAACAAAGATAAAGTACCTTGGTTAGCAGAAACACCTCCTGCTAAGGTGCCTTTACTATTATTAGATACTTTTACTTCAGAGTAGCTTGCCATTTACGACACCGTTACTGTCCATGTAATTGCTAATGTATCGTTAGCACCTTTGTTAATCACACTAAATACTGTGCGGCACAACATAGTACCACCGCTAGATGCGTTGAGGATAGCCGCCTCTGTTAAAGCGCCAGTACCTTGCCCGTTACCAAATGTAGCTGAATAAGTCACATCACCACCTGATACTGCTGTGCTCGTAAGCGCCTGTCTATTAGCCTCTGTAACCAAGGCTGTTTGCGCTACATCAGCTGCTGTAGTACCAGTACCCACTGCCATATGACTCATAGCAGTAGCAGTAGCATCTTTCATACGTGACGCTATATAACCCTTACCCGTGGTTACGACTAGGTTATCAAAATCGTGTTCTTCTTTTACAAGCCCCAACTGGTCGATAAGTACTATGCTTAACCGCCCTTTAACTGTAATTTCATCTTGTAGCATGTATACCTCCGTCAGGTGCTAAAGAGTTGCAACGCGAACTCTTTGTTCAAAGGAGGCGTTTCGCTGATTAGCCCCGCTGAATTAAATAACCCGCCGTCCCCCTCAAAGAATGCACCTATCTCATACGTGTTGTCAGATGCACTAATTGAATCTACCACGGGCTTACTGCTTTGTAAAACTATATTTTGAGAAATTGACACACTGTCTGACGGTGTTAAAGTAGGTAAAATCCTTGTGTAATCAAATACATCAGTCATACTAACTGAGTCGGTAGCCATTGTAGCTGACACACTGAAAGTTAGGTCATCAGCTATATTAGCTGTGTCTTGTGGGTTAATACCGACATTAAACAACTGCGCATCAGATAAACCAAAAGAATCGGCTAGTGGCCTGCTCACAGTAATAAACGGGGTGTCAGCTATACTAGCTGTGTCAACTAGACTAGCGCTTGCGTCAAACGTTAGTACTTCGTTAATAGTCACAGTGTCAATATACAATGGCTCTATAGAAAATAGTGGGGTACTATCCGCTACAGAGAAATTGACTGCTGGAATAAAAGTTACAGGTATAGATTTAGTAGTAAGGAATATCTCGTGGTTTAGTGTATTAAACGAAGCTCTATATATCACCTCAGTTATTATAGGTGACGCGGATATAAATACTTCGCCGTCTTGTGGTTCTGCTCTAAGTACTATCCCAGGATTATCATACTCAGCTTTAGCCGTACTAGCCGATACGCCCAGAGCCAACGCACCTTTAGCAGCGGCTTCTACGCGTATGCGAGCCATTAGAAGCTATCCCGCACTCTAAACTTCATAAGATCGTAGACTGTCTGTATAGCCCCGTTAAAATCTATATTGACTTCGCCCTCATACATTCCAGGGTTTACGTTAAGTACACCCCCAGAAAAATCAAACTGTACTTGCCCTGTAGCACCGCCGCCAACTTTGCTAGTGCTTATAGTAGAAAGCACAGTAGTAGTGTTAGCAGCCCTAAATTTTATTGTAACTGTAGTAGTACCTGAACTAAGATCTATTGCAGATCCAGTAGTATCATCAGTTAGTGTAGCTACAATGTCAGGTTTAGAATTACCTTTTACTAATCTAATTACATCTGCCATAAATCACCTCACCCAAAAGCCACTGGTTTAACACGTAGCGAGTTTCTAGCAGCACCAAGGTTAGCCCTAGCTCTACGTTCTGCTGTCTTGTGTAAAAATTGTTTAGCATGATACGCTGCTAGTTCTCTATCTGACCAAGTTCTCTCAGGTAAAATCAATAAATTCTGAAGCGCCCCGTGCATTATAATATTTTCTAGTTCATCAAAAGCTGTAGTGTCCATCTCTACAGATGTACGCAACGGTTTGACTGCGATTATCATACGTATCTCGTAAGTCTTTGCAGCATCTGGAGTAGGCCCGACAATAAATGTATCAGCGTCAAGCTGTGATATATGTGTAGGAACGCCATAATCAGCTGGAGCAGAGTCAGGCCATTTGGGGAATCTATCCTGGAACTCTTCCAGAGATAAAGTTCTCATACGTGCGCCATCGACAGTAGCACTAAGAAACGCATGAACCTCAGTGTTAGTAGGGGGGTCATAGGGATAATCATACACCCCGTTTGTTAGTGGTATCTTATTCTGAATATGTCTATACGCTAAAGTTTTTTCACATGCATCTATAGCAGAGTCTCGTACATACTGCTCTATTACAGGCTGTGGACAACCTGGGACACTTGGAGATAGCCTTGTCACTAAACTGTCGAATCTTGTTGGCATTAGACAACCTCCTCTTCAGATATTCCACCACCTTCTGTATCAGTAATCTGCCTTGTCTGCGATGATATACCAAGTGCTTGTGAGAAAGACTGTTGGAAAAGTGCAGCTCGATTTGAGTTAACATGCTCATTGTCTATAGACTCAGCTAAGAATACTGTACCATCAATTATAGCAGGAAAATAAGCATCTGGTAAGAGGGCTACAGTAGCAGTACCTAAATAATCTGGAGGAGTCTGCGCGTACTCAATTTCAATCTGGTGACTAGTTGGAGCTTTAGGGTATATAAAAAATTTATTTGGATTACGAATATTTCTAATCCAGTTTATGGTATTAGCCGCATTGTCTGTCATCCATGCGGGGTATGCTTGATCTAAAACTTCACGGGTGGTTTCTATAATACCATTCCCGTTAGTATTGTAATAGACCTCCATAAGTCTTATAGAATCAGAAGGAGCTGATTGTACTACTGTACCGTCAGCACAAGTAAGAGTTGTCTGCAGCGCAAATAAATCAGGTCTGAATATAGCCGCACGTTTCAGCGTTTGATTTGCAAATTTAAGAAGCATAGCGTCTGTATAACGATATGCGTTTGAATCTGAATCCTGAATTATATTACGAACTTCTGCTACAACATCATTTAGAATCATCTACCCATGCCTCATTCTCGGGCGTATCAGGGTCATCAGCTATGAAATGGCCTTTATCATCTCTAGC